TTGGTCATACGCATTAACATACTCTGCTAATTCTTTATAAGATTTATCAATATAAGGTTCCAATTGTGTAGTACAAACTTTATCTAACCAATCGACAATCTCTTCATCTGTGTGTTTAGGATATGCTAATTCTACTAACTTATCCAATTTTAAATACATAGAATCGGTATCTACTGCAAGAACATAATCTTTATCATCTGTATTTAATAATTTATTTAAATATACATTTATTTTAGACTCCATCCATTTAATGGATAGTTGCCCACCTTTAGTAATAGATTCTGCGTATTTTGGATCAAACCACCTAAAGTATTCATTACCTAAAGCACCATAAACACTATTTAATTGAATCTTTTTAGCCATCTGCATATTGTTGCATTGAGCTATCGTTTTTTCTAAATCGTATGAAGGAATCTTTTCATACTCTTGTTTGGCTTTAATCATTCTATCTTTCCAGACAGTACGATCATTATACATTTTAAACATTAAGTTGGGTAGAAAACCAACTTGATCTTTAGTATAAACATCTCCAGTTGCCGCTATAGTAGCATTTATATCTTTAAGTTGTTTATTATATGGTTTCCATGCACCATCAATAATCTCATCTATAGATGGCGTAGATCCTATATGTTTAATGTGTGTTTCGGGTGAAATATTATATTGCATAATTAAGTGAGGATACAAAGAATTTAAATCAAATGATACAACCCAATCATGCATATCAATCTGTGGTTCTTTAACATACGCACCTTCTATTTTATTATTTTTATGATTCCTATGAAATTGGGGAATTGCAATATTATTATCTAATAAGTAATTATGTATTATTACATCCCACAATCTTACTGAACCAAATACGTCTGCGTAATTTACTTTACCATCATAAGCAATAGCATATGCTTGTTCAATTAATTTTAATTTATCTTCTAATCTATCAACGAGTTCAACATCTTTAATATTATAGTCTATAAACTTCTCATAATCTTTTTTATATAATTCTAGGAGAGACGCAAATTCCGAATAATCTATTTTACGTTCACCAAGTTCTACGGTAGCTATATGGTCTAATCTATAAGACTCACGAACTACAAACATAAATTTTTTATATAGTTGCATATAATCAAATACAGCTACACCAAGTATAATATAAATATTATTATCTTTACCTTGTAAATTTATTGTCTTTTCTTTAAGAATGCCCCAAGGAGATAATTTATTAGCAAACTCCCTATCTAATATACGTGTCATTCTATTAACAAGATATGGAATATCAAAAAACTCTACATTCCATCCCGTAATAACATCAGGATCTATTGCATTCCAAACATCTACAAATCTTATCAATAAGTGTTGTTCATTCTCACATTTTATGTATTCTACATTATCATCTTTAACTGTATATTCACCAACACCAAATACGTAGAATTTCTTATTATACGACATTGTGATAGCGGTAACTGGCTTCGTAGCATCATCTATTGATGGAAATCCTTCATCGGCAGCTACTTCTATATCGACATTAACTACTCGTATTAACTCAACATCATATTTTATTTGACCACTATATGTATCATTAATATATGGATATTCATGATTGGTCATACCATAAAATGATTTATTACTTACATCTTTATTTTTAAATACATATTCTTTAGCTTTTGATACAGACTCAAATACTTTTTTATCAACCTTTTTACCAGCTAATGTTCTGTATCTTGTATTACCAAATGTGGATGGAAGGAAAAGATAAGGTTTGCAATGTTCTTTAAATTGTATTCGTTTACCATCACGGTAACCTCTTACTAGAACATCATTACGCTCAATATAAACACTTGTATAAAAATTCATCATATAATTATATTACCACATTATTGCTCAAAAGTCAACAACTAATTTGTTACTGCTCGCATTCTTTTTACTAGTCTACCTGCTCTATTAGGAACTTGTTTATACCATCTACTATCAATCATCTCGTCTGCTGCAACTTTCCAATCAGATGCTAAAATACCAGCTTTCATACCTTTAAATTTAGATAATCTTGGCCTTCCCATGTTAAACATCATATTAGCAATAATTAATTGAACCTCGTCAGGGAGTTCATCAAAATTTTTATATAACTTATTGCAATCTGAGACAACCGTTAATACATCATTATTAAAACATTCTACAACTCTTGTATCGGATACTGGTGTATCTACAGGCATTTTATATTCAGGATCTTTTTTTGTTACAAGATGCCCTATACCAAAAGTCGGTAATCCTAAGTGATCGAGGTATATTTTATCAACTCTACCTTCATCAACTTCAAGCTCTCTTCTCAATTGATTAATATTCATTTAATAATCTCCATAATTAGTATTGAAAAATGAAGAGCGATAAAAACCGCTCTTCATATATAGGTGTTAATAACCTCTTTTTTTAAGATTCTTTTCTCTACGAGCAAGATCTGCAAAATCAACAGATTTGCCTAAATATCTTTCAATTGCGCTTTCTTGATATTTGCGTAAGGCGTTATTTAAAAATGATATAATTTTACTCATTTTCTATAACTATCTGTTACTCTTTTATTCAACATAACTGTTAAACTTTGAACAGTATGCTCTGGATACTCATGTATTAAATGTTGAGCAACTTGTCTGTTAACAGCCATTTGCCTTCCGATTATAAATGCTACAAGTATCTTACGTAGTGATAATTTAAACCCTTCAAAAGAAGCGTTAAGAGTTCTCCCGCAATAATTCGCGGTTAGTATTAGTGTTGTCATTATGACCCCCGATTTTATTAATTTTAATTTTACGGGGACGCATTTCTTCTGGTATACGACGCTCTAAGTGAATTACAAGCATACCGTCCTGAAGATCAGCTCCTTTGACTTCTACAAACTCTGACAGCCTAAAAGATCTCTCAAATTGTCTTCCAGAGATTCCTTTATGCACATAAAGATCTTGATCTCTTCTTTCAGATCTATTGCCTCTTACAGTCAATATACCATCATGAGTATCTATATCAATATCTTTTTCCTTAAAGCCAACTACGGCCAATTCAATAAGATATTCATCATCTGAATGTTTAATAATATTGTGTGGTGGATAATGGTCTTTTTGGTGATGTGCAGCTAATCGCTCAATATCTCCAAAAATATGATCAAATCCAACAAACGCGGAACGGGGAAATTTAAAAGTAGTGCCTGTCATATGTACCTCCTCATGCAAGCAAGGTTAAAATAAACGGCTCACTGTGTGACACCGTTATTATATATATGTGTATTATAACCCCATAATTCAAGGGTTATACTATTTTTTTATTTTTTTTATTATTGATTCTAATTTAGGTTCAAAAAAATTTGGACCTTTAAGAACTTTACCATCATTTCTATAAATTGGTTGCCCGTTTTCATCGAGCTTAGACATATTAGATAAATGCACCTCTTTAAATGTTTTATCAAGGTTTATCCCAAATGTATGACCAGCTCCGTATATAACATAAAGTAAGTCCGTCAATGCATCAGCAACCTCAACTTCATCTTTGATATTTATCGCATCTTTCAATTCTTTTAATTCTTCTTCAATTAATTCAACTCTCAAAAGTCTTGTTTTATGGTCTGGCCAAACCAATTCTTTATTTGTTTCTTGACCAAACGATTTCATAAATTTACCCACATCACTAAAATTAGTCATTATATTATGCCTTCTTTTTTCCTATATTATATTTTGGTATCAATTCCCACTGGTCTTTAAATTTATGTGATATTATCTTTATCTTACTTATTGGCAATTTAGTCACAAAATTTGGGCTATCTTTATTTACTACTTTAACTAAATCCCATTCAGAGAGTAATTGTATTATAGTATTTCTTCTACCAATATCTTCGTCTGTTATTGTAGATTCTTTGCCATCAAGTGAAAAGAGCTCTTTAAAGTGTACTATATAATACCTACTTTGTTTATGGAGTATATGACAGCTTTGAAATAAAGTATTAGACCTCCGAGAAGCAACACCTATTCTTGTAAGAGTTTCTCTTACCTTTAGAAAATCATCTTGCTTTTCTAGAGTGATTTCTATCATGTTTTCGATTAAATGCATTTTTAGCCACCTTTGTCTAATTTCTTTCTTATTTCTAAAATATCTTGTTTAGAAAGAGCTGACAAAGCTTGGTATGCTTTTGTATATGAATACTTATAGTATTCTCTAATAATATCAATGTCATCACTCTCATCCCGTTTAGCCCATTTTGTAAATCTCTTTTGAGCTCTGATACTATTTAGGAAATATTCATATTGGAGTTTATTATCTATTTCATGTCTAACATTCATTTCATTAGCATACAACACAGTATCAACAAATTGTGATAATGCTCTATTCGTTATATACGGTTCATATAATTTTTCTGCAAGTTCATCATTCTCAGTATCTCGCATCATATTATTCTTTTTATGATGGATACTATTTACATAATCAAATACTCCCATCACTCAAACTCACACTGCACCATTATCTCAGTTAAACATGCCACAACATTAATCTCTGGATCTGCAACAAAAGCCGCTTTATATTGATAATCTGCTATAATTAAAACCAATTTTGGGATACTACTCTGTTTAACATATTCACTGGATTTATCATATAGTTTACGAAACAGTGCTGTAGATTCTTGGTCCATATTCTGGGCAACCCATTTCCTCATATCAGAAAATTTCTTATCCTTCATATGTTTGACTACACTATCAATAGATATTTCTTCTAGCTTACTCAATAAACCAGAATCAATTTGGCCTGTAGAACTATACCGCTGTAATTCATTTAACACTCTACGCCAATCAGGAAAGTGTTTATTAATAAATTGTGCTACTACTTTAGAATCATGTGTTACATTTTCTCTAGTTAATATATCACAAGATCTTTCCCAGAAATTTTTAGCCATTAATGGTCTATCAGAATTTGGTATATTAAAATCCACTACACTGCATCTAGATTGGAGTGGTGCAATTATTCTATTTTTAAAATTGCATGTTAGTATAAAACCACAATTTTTAGAGAACTCTTCCATAAAATTTCTAAGAGCAGGTTGAGTGGAATTTGCGTTTAGGTAATCAGCTTCATCTAATATAACATATTTTCTACCACCAGTAAACGAGACAGATGAAGCGAAATTTCTAATTTCAAATCGCAATGTATCTATATTACCATTCATACTACCATTAATTGTAATATAATCACAATTCAATTCTTCAAGTATAGCTTTTGCAATTGTAGTTTTACCTACACCAGGACCACCAGATAATAATAGATTAGGTATGTTGCCTTGTACAACA